CTGGTGAAACCCATACAGGTTCATCAGCACTAACAGTTGGTGCTAGTCCAGTGATGTAGCCATCACCTTCTAGGTATTTGCCGTTGCCGCCATCTGACTCATCACCTAAATAAAGACTAAATGTCATTAGTGTTTTGTCAGTTGACGCACCAAATACGCCCAACTCTGCTGCTGTTGTTCCACCTGATCCAACTGTGCCAAAGAAAGTTGTTTGGTTAACCACTAGGTTAGTATCCAAACTGTTGGTCGCTGTAGTAGCGATTTGTTTCTTTGAACCTTCGTCCAATTGGGTCCAAGTGAAAGTATCGTTGGCAGCGTTCACAGTAATATCCTGTAAACTTGGTACTAGTAGACCAGTATCTGCGCCGTTGCTGCTTACTTTGATTTTTAAAGTAGCTTCAACAGCAGTAGTTCCTGGTGCTGGGTAAATGTAATTTGCCATGTTGCTTTCCTTTATGCTATCTTGGTATATGTTAATTCAACTGTGGTGACTTGTAAATCATCTACGATTTCTGTGCTTATGTTTGCTGATGAATCGTTGAATCCACCTACAATATTTTTTGCACCAATCAAATAACTCACTAGACTACCATAGTTATTGGGTGTGTTTTTTGCATCATTGCTGAATACAACATCAACACTGGTTGTGATGATGTCAATGTTTGTACTGCCTAATGTGCGAAAAAGACTCTGCTGTTGAAAGTCTTCTTCATCCACGTATATTGTAAGAGGATTTTTGAGATGCAGTGGAGCACCGTTCTCAATGTACGGCAACTCCCTGCTGAAGTTATAACGCTGTAATGGCGCACTAGTGATATAATCAATAACTTCGTTTCTCATCTAACCCTCTTCAATCTCAAGTTGCCTTGACGTTTCTCATCAGTCTGTACTGTGCCGTCAGCATCAAAGTCATACCAATCACCTGCATTTACCAGTTCCATCAAAAGACCGTCTGCACGGTTTTTGTAATAACCCATCTTTTGTCTTTCATTGCTTTCAGCATCGCCAAAGTCTGCTATGCTAGGCAAAATATAATCACTCAAAGCCCAGTAAACACACAAATCTGTGAAGTCTGCTTGCCTTGCTATGATCTTGTTTGGGTCTGGACTTGGTATATCCAGGCGGTTAACAGAACCCGTATGTTTGCCATAAAGGTTCTGCCACCAATCTGTGTTGCGAATGGTATCTAATATTCTACTGGTGCAGCGTATTAGAGCATCCTCAACTGAATCATCAGTTAAACTTTCATTGCTGTCAAACAATCTTGTATCAGTGCTTTGTACGTCACTGAACTCTGCGAAACTTATTGTCGCTGAATCTTCAACAATGAATGCCATTAAACACTCCTTACACGTTTACCAGTTTAACACCGCGTGTAGCGTCAATAACACCAACGCCTGCGTGTAAGTTTGCAACAATGTCATTACCCACTGCTTCTGCTCTACGTGCAATCTCTAGATCTACATTTTTGAACATTGCAATTCTCATTGCGTCTGCGCCAAATACGAAACCTTTGTTTGCACCTGAAATGTAAGAACTTTGGAACATACGAATGCCTGCGATTGTTCCCAAGAAGCCATTTCTCATTGCTTCACTTTGGAAATCACCACCTGCATATGATGTACTACCTACGTCTTTCATTAGGTTTGCTGCTTCTGCTGGGCTAACGATACCAGTTAAGGCACCTGTTTCACCGTTGCCACGGATCTGTGCTGCTGCATCAAACAATGCGTTTACAGTCATTGGATCTGAATCAGATGTTGAAGCTGTCAAGCCGCTCATTGCTGTAATTACGTCTGCATCAAAACTTGCTTGGATAGCGTTGCCTAATACACGACCTGTTTCTTGTGGATCAATTCCACCTAGGTCACGCATCACGTGGCGTGCTGCATAAATGTCTGCTTCAATGTTGACTGCTGCTGCTGTCACTGTTAGTGCGTTGAAATCAGTAAGTGCGTCTGGATCTGCGCTTGTTAATTTCTCTGCTGACACACTGCCCATTACTGGGATTTGTGCCGTGATTGAACCTGCTGGTAAGTTTACCATAGGAACGATTCCGCCTGCTAAGAACAATGAATTCTCATGTGCTGTGTAAACAGTTGCGGCTTTTGTGTTGACCATCAAACTATCTAGGTCGTATGCTGTATTAAAGGCCATTGATTTCTCCTCTATTGCCTGTTATTGAACTATGCCGCGCTTTTTTGCTTCAGCATAGATTTTTCTGTGATCTGGATTGGTTAAATCCATTTTGCTAATATCAAAGTCTTCAATGCTGGTTGATCCATTCACACTGCTTTGAGTGTGTGTTGTAGCAGGTGCTGCCGCTACAAAATGAGGATTGCTGTTCAAGAACTCATTCACCAACACATCTGGTGTCAGTGGATTACCTGAATCATCGTAGCGAACTTGACCGTTGTTGTCAACGACCTCTGCACTTCCATTGGCACCCAAGCGAACTTGGTTTCTAATCAGTTGTACCACTTGTTGTGGATTCACTGCTTTGTGCTGTGCCGCTGCATTCAACAAAGGTGTGTTCACTGTGTATTCCTCAATGATCGCATTTTTCTCTGATATCTCTGCGTCTTTTTTTGATGCCAAATCCTGTAAAATCTTTTCAAATTCACCACGTTTGATTGCTTCTTCTTGTTTTTGTTTTTCAGCAGTTTCACGTATATTTCGTAATTCGTCTAGATCTCCTAGTTCGCCAATTTGTTTTTCAAACTTACTGGTAAGACTCTTTTTTAGTCCTGCCATGTGGTTATCAAACTCTTCTTGACTGTAGGTTTTGGTTGATTCCTGAATTTGTTCTTTAACTGGGGCTTCAGTTGCCACTGGTGTTTCCAACGATTCTGCGCTCATTGTAGGCGTACCTCCTTTAGTGTTTGAGTAAACATTTCTGTAATGTATTTATACATCACAGATCAAAACGGTTTATTTTCCGTATTTTTTGCCTTTTTTCTTTCTCATTCTCATGATCTTCTCCCTTAGCTGCGCCCTCACGCTTTATTCTGTTTCAACTGGTATCCAATAGTGTCTACAGTTGTATCCACCTCTGTCAGTGAATGGATTGCTGCCTGATTTGCCTCCCCAACTTTCACTCCATAAATCATTTATGGTGTCTATGTCAAGTGTTTGCCCATCTAGGTTTTGGCACCATTCTCTGCTGTTTTCAACAGTGCCGCCTGCGTATGTAAAACGTTCAATGTTTTTTCTACGGCTTCTGTTGCCTGTAAATGCACCGTCAAACCTCATAACCACAGTCTCTGCTACTCCTTTGAGTGTATCACTCAAACTACCCGCTGTGGCAATACCGCCTAACCTGGTCGCAATGGTTTTTCTAAGTTTGCGATATTCTTCAGGATCTCTGTTGGGGTCTTGTAGCAGTTTGCCTAGACGTGTTTGCAGTCTAGTTGTGGTTGGGTCTCCAGTGCTCATCATCAATCCACTGATACTGCCTCTGGCATTGGCAACAAGTTCTGCTGTGGCCATTCCTGTGACAGCACCTGCTACCACCAAACCCGTCACAGTTTCTGCGTGATTCATAATGTTTTCTCTTATTGTTCCAGCAGCATCTTCCACAAGTAGATTCTCTATGTTGATGTCTTCTGGTTCAACACCGCCGCCTATGCCAGCTTCTGTTTGTGCTGCTACAGTGTTGGCACTCACAGTTCTCAACTCCTGTGCATTGCTGGCAAGATTGTTTGCAGCAAGTTGATATGCACCTATGATACTGGTTCTACTGGTATCACCTGATTCTATGAGATTTGCTACAGTTGTTTCAATGCTTTTGGTCACACTGTTGCTGGCATCAATCATGGTGTTGATGTTGGTATCTAATACTTCACTGTGAAGTAGTGCTGCCATTAGTGTACAAATCCTCTACTCACCAAATCCAAGTGTTGTGCTTCACTGGTGACGTTTACAGTTTCACCTGTGACAGGATTTGTCATTGTGTGTGTTTCAAACTCAGGAGTTTCTATGTTTTGATGTATTTCATTTAGTAGTATAGGATCGTCAACCACCAGTTCAACAATCTTCTTGTTGATTTCAGTTTGGAACTGTGGATTGTTTACACCACTGCTTCTTGCTTTGATCAAAAAGTCTAGGTCTGTGCTGGTGTCACGTATGTTGTACTGATGTGGATAATCAATCTTAGCGTTGTATGGCACACCTAGATATTTGTGTATCAGTCTCCAAATGTTTTCTTCTGCGCTTTCCAGTGCATCTGCTTTTTCACTCAAACGACTTGCCAGCATCATAAATTCTGTTTGCATGGCAATGCCACTCATTGTTTTTGATTCAGTTGCACGGATAGCACCTGTGTTGGCCATCTTGTCAATGCTTTCCACAGCGGTGTTGATTGTTTCAATGATTTGTGCAATGTTTGCACCACTACTTTGCAGTATGTAGGGTTTGAGTCCTGGATCCAAATCATCTGGCATTTGAATGATTGAACCTGCACCTGCGCTTGCAAGAGTGTTTTCTGTTTTTGCCAATGTTGGGTGGCTGTCTAGTCTAACTGTTTGTTCAATTTCACTCAACAGGTTGTAGATGTATTTTTGTTGATCTGCAATGTCGCCAATGTCAGTAAATCCAATGCCTCTGATGATGCCACGTTTGTTGTAGGCACACACCGCTGGTATTTCGCCCAATCCGTTTGATTCTTCTGTGATGCTTATTTTTACATTCTTGTCATCCAGTATCACAGTTTTTACAGTTTCAGGTGTCCATTCTTTAACGGTTTTTTCACTACCGTTGACTTCTTCAATGTATTTGAAATACGCCAAGCGATAAGCACCGCTGGCAGTTCTAGTGTATCTCCAGTCCAACACCATCAATGGTGTGACTGTGCTCAAGTATGGTCTTACACCTGCTGCTATTTCGTCTGCTACTGTGATTGCACCTATGTTGGGCTTTGAAACTATCACCCATACATGACCAAATATACTGTTGTACACACTAACGTCTTTCATGAACTGATTGAAACTTCTGTTGTCCAAATCAGCGTCATTTAGGATTGCGTCTATTGCTGGGTTGTTGCTGAGACTGCCTAAATCTCTAACAGGTGCTTGACGGAAAATAAACGAAGTATAAACACCAATGATGCTTTGGCAGTGATTTTGCAGTGGGGTGTTTCTCAGTCTTGCAGCGTATTCAGGTTGTGTTTCCAACTGATATTTGACTAGGTGGCCTGCGTTTTCATATTCTTCGCCACCTATGTATGATTCAAGTAAAAATTGCCAATAATCATGGTACTCGTTGTATAGAGGATTTCCACTCATATAATGGGCAATTTGACTTTCAATGGTATCTATAGCATCCATTGCTTGTCCTTCCTATATAGGTTATCTTGTAGTGTAATTACCTTGTATTTATGCACAGTATTATGTAAATGCCTAAAAAAGGTGCTCAAATGGTTATTCTGCCTGCTCCCCAACTCAAGTTCTGGCTAGTTGGTGCTGGTTTGCGTATGGGATATAGATATGCAACTGCATAACTCAGTGCGTCCCACATATGGTCATATCCGCTGTCTTTGTCTGGTATGCTGGTGCCAATCTTATAACTGTGTTTCTCAAGACTTTCAATTGTACGCTTGCACTTGGGATCCACATACAAGTTAACCTCGCCTAGTGCATTGGTGAATCTTGCATTGGTTGCATTGATTCTGTCTTTGACTGGATCGTGTTTGCGTGGTGCTTTTACTACAAATCCTGCATTGCTGAGTATCACGTGATCACTGCGTCCTGCACTTGATGTCTGCGATCTTGAACCTGATGGATCTGGGAAAGCGTATATTTTTTCTGTGGGATATCTTGAACGTATTTCTGCTACCAGTTCGTCAGTGTTTGATGAATATATTTCAATCTCGTCTATCACATGCAGTGTTGTACCCAACCTTGAGATCACACTTGCACTGATTGGATTCAAGTTGAAGTCAATGCCTATGTAGAGTTCTTTGGGTGTGGGGTGTTCATATGGTGCAACATTCTTCTCTCGTGTAAATGCGTAGGCTACTCTGCTGCCTATGTCTTCAAAGGATGCTTCAAACTCCTGTCTAAACTGACTGTCAGTCATGTCTGCACGGGCAGCTTCAACTTCTTCCTCTGGTACCATTCCTGCTTCAAGTGTGGTAAGTTGCCAAGTGTTCCATCCTGGTGTGTTTTGTGCTGCCACATACAAGTCGTAGAAATAGTTGCCTTTGCCAGTGGGTGTGCTGATAAACATTGCATCACCTTGTTGATCTGCCAGTGCTGGGCGTATCACTTCTGGGAACAAATCAGGATCACAAAACGCTGCTTCATCAATCACACAGTATGCTAGACTCACACCACGTAGTGCATGGATGTTTTCGCTGCCTTTGAGACTTATTGTTGAATTGTTTTTCAGTGTTATACTGAGTTCACTTTCGTTGATCTTTTTCACCCAACGTAGATCCAGCAGTCTTTCTTTGAGTGGTTTCCAAGCAATCATCTTGGCTGCTCTATAACTGCTGGTGATGTAGAATATTTCTCTATTGGCAATGTGTGCATACCAACACAGTTGTCGTATACTAAGATAGGTCTTCCCTGCACGTCTGCCTGCACATATTATTTTAAATCTGCTGGGATCATTTGCAACCTGTTGTTGCCAAGGTGCTAGTTTCACGTTGACGTAAAATCCTTTAGTTGTAGTTCAGCACTCAGCAGTCTAGCGTTCATGCTTTTGATACGGTTTTGTTGCAGTGTTGCATGATGTATCAATTCGTCTATGGTGTTGCTTTGGTTTTTCACTTCTCTTGCAAGTTCATGTTGTAG